GTTAAATAGTACGGTTCCGGCGCTTTTTGCGCCGTCTGCCCGCGAATTTATTTGATGCGGGTCGATAGCTCAGTTGGTAGAGCAGCGGCCTTTTAAGCCGCGTGTCGTGGGTTCGATCCCTACCTCTGACATAAAGGCTAAAAAAAACTTAGCCGTGTACCTTTGAAAATTATATCACACCTGGGAACGTAGCTCAGTTGGTAGAGCAGCGGCCTTTTAAGCCGTTTGTCGTGGGTTCGATCCCCACCGTTCCCACCAGAAAAAAGCGTGCAATCTATTTTAGATTGCACGCTTTTTTTTATTATCTTGGCTAGCTTTTTGCGGACTTCAGCCGAACTCATCCCATTAGGGCTGTTGAAAAAGTCCGTAGAAAGCTGTTCAAAAGAATGGCAGGCACAGGTCGATGCCTTAATTTATTTAAAACCAAATATATGAATACTCAACAAACCCCAGCTTGCAGGCAAGAGTTGCCAACTTTCTACTTTGTGGATGTATACAAGATTCCTCCCAAAATGAGAGAGCAACAAGTCCTTTCCAGCTTTACGGCTGGAGACTTAAAAAATAAGGCTACCGAGCAAAGTATTGCCAGCGCCTTGGATAACTTAAAAAAATAACTCCCCGAAGGGAGTTAACAAACTATCGATTCATTACCCATAGTTTATCACAATTCCCTTTCGGACACAAGAGGCACACTTATGAATCAAGTTCAAACGGCTGTGAGCCCGGCCACACAAACAGCTCAAGATCCTTTAGTCGATTCTTTCTTTACAGATATCGGCAACACAAAACCATACTTCAAAGCGGCATTTGAAGGCGACCCTGGAACCGGCAAAAGCTGGACCAGCGCGCTTGTGGCTATCGGCATTCACAAAATGATTAAAAGCACCAAGCCTATAGTCATCATTGATACCGAAAAGGCTTCCAAGTTCTTAGTAGATTTATTCGCCGAGCATGGCATTAAGGCTATGGTTCGCGAAAGCCAATCATTGGCTGATTTTGTCAAAGCCATTGATCTTTGCTCCAAGGGTTTTTCCGACATTATTATTGTCGACAGCATTACCCATCTTTGGATGAATTTCCAAGAGGCTTATAAAAGAAAATTAAACAGACAGACATTTCAGATTCAGGACTGGATGACCATCAAGGCAGATTGGAATAAAAACTTTTCCAACTTGGTGGTGAATTCCCCAGTTCACATCCTTGCTACTGGCAGAATCTCCGACCGCATGGAGCAGGAAGTGGACGAAGACGGCCGCAAGGAATTTACCAAGACCGGCGTAAAGATGCAGGCAGAAAAAAATGCGGCTTACGAGTTTGATATGCTCGTTCTTATGGAACGCCACGAAGTCATCCAGAGAAAGAAGCGCGAAGTCTGGCGTCAAGCTGTCGTACTTAAAGGCCGCGGCAACTTGCTCGATGGTGCGGTGTTCAAAAACCCCGGCTATGAAAACTTTGCTCCGGCAGTTGAAGCCGTCTTAAAGGATCCGGCAGGGGCTAGATTCGATCAGGGAGAAACCGATGCCGCCGCTTTAATTACCACCGAAGAAGACAAGCGCGGTTGGGTGCAGGCTAAAAAGAAATGGCTGGAAGAAATTGAAGGCTACTTAGTTCAAGTCAGGCCAGGACAGGATGCTGTTTCTAAAAAATTTAAAGTCGATGCAATTGAGTATGCTTTTGGGACCCGCAGCTGGACTGCGATTGAGGGCATGTCCCCCGATAAACTGGAAGTCGGCTTTGGTAAAATCCAAGAATTTACCCAGCAATTCATTGAAAAAGAAAAAGCGACTTTGCAACCTCCGGTAAAAGAAGGTGAAGGAGAGGCCGCTAAAAAGATCCGCGCTGGCATTGAAAAAACAAAAACCAAAGAGAGCAAGAAGTAATTAAATTGGCTCTCGTTCCACTTCCTTTGCCGCGAGAGCGCAAGGGCAGTGGGAAGGATATCTAATTTTATGGACTATGACCAACAAATCGAAAAGCTTTATCATCCGGAAAACTTTGAAAAGCCGGATGATTCTGACGATGAAAAATAAATCATATGTTTTACATACAAATATCAAACGGTCTTTTACATAGCGGTCATAGAAAACGCATGGGTGAAGCTGTCTGGGAATTCATGTGGTTCATTGACCATGTAACAAGAATCGATGATGACGGTTTCGGATGGGTCTTAGGCGGAAAACCCATCAACTTAAAAGACCTAGCCGGCGACATGGCCGTGCACTATACCACCGTCTCACGCAACATCCAAAAACTTGTCAAAGAGGCATATATTGTGGTCTCCTATGCGCCGTATGGAATGATCGTAAAGGTCACAAAAGCCAAAAAACGCTTTAAAAAGAATGGGGACAATTCTGTGGAAAAGTCCGGCGATCCGAAAAAGAGGTTCAGCGTTTCTGCAAAGAGGTTCAGCGAAAGTGCTAAACCTAATATAAGACAGCTTCGCCAGGAGACAGTATATAAATATACCAGCAAACCAAACACAAAAAATTTAAAAAAACTGCAGGAACTCAAAAGACCATTAATGCAAAAGGTAATTTAAATTTATGCAATACGAAAATTACAAAACAGAATCAGAGCGTGAGCAGGAAGTCCTCGATAACATCATCACTTTCAGGGAAATTTATGGCTACAGTCCAAGCTATGCGCAGCTTGGCAAACTTTCAGGAGTGAGCAAATCCCGGATTGCGCAGCTGATCGAAAGCTTACAAACTAAAAAGCTAGTTGCTAAAGATGGCAGCAAGCCTAGAACATTGGTTGTTTTATGAAAAGCGATGTAGTTTTCCATACGGAAAAAAGGAAAATCAACGACCTCATTCCCTTTGCAGGCAATCCTCGCAAAATGACGGAATTGCAGGTAGCTTTTTTGCGGCAGAGCCTTCAAAAATTTGGACTGGCGGAAATTCCAGTAATTGATACAGACAATGTCATTTGCGCGGGCCACCAAAGACTAAAAGTGCTTCAACTTTTGGGTGAAGGCGAATCAATTATTGATGTACGCGTTCCGGACCACAAAATGACTCCGGAAGAATTCAAGGAATATAACTTGCGCAGCAACCAAAACCGCGGCGACTTTGATTATTCTGAATTGGCAAATTACGACATGGATTTTTTGGAGATGATTGGCTTTGACCGTGAAGAATTAAAGATCAAACTCAATCTTAAGACGGCCGAAAATATGCCCATAGATCCTGACCGTATGGCTGTCATGACCGTACTGCCGCCAGAAGCTCCAAAGCTCAAGGAAAAGGCTACGGTTCATTTTGAAAACTTTGACGAGTACGAAAAAGTAAAAGCGGCCATTGAGTCCGGACTGATTACCGCCCATAAAATTTTACAATTATTATGAAATATTTTTCTACTTTTACAGGCATAGGCGGTTTGGACATGGGGTTAGCCGACTCAAATGAATGCGTCGGCTTTTCTGAAATTAAGGAGTCAAGTATAAAAGTTTACCAAAGCCATTATCCCAACCATAAGAATTATGGCGATCTAACCAAAATAGATTTCGCTCAGTTGCCGGACTTTGATATTTTAACCGGCGGTTTCCCATGCCAAGCATTTTCTTTGGCTGGTTTGAGAAAAGGGTTCGAAGACCGTAAGGGACAACTAATTTTTTATATTTATGACCTGCTTGTGGCTAAACAGCCAAAGTTCGCTGTTTTAGAAAACGTTAAGGGTTTGTTAAACCATGACAAGGGCAAAACTTACGAAAACGTTTTTAGGCTGTTGCAGGCTGCAGGATATTTCGTAAGAGTGGTTTTATTGAACGCTTGTCATTACGGGTCAGCCCAAAGCAGGGAAAGAATTTTGTTTTTATGTTCAAAAAATAACTTTGAAAAGAAAACTCCGGTGATTGTCGACGATACTAAAAGATTTAAAGATGTAAGGGATGATAACGACTTACGTTATAAAGCGCTTTCCAAGACTGACCGTAACGAACAAAAGTTACAGCAAAAAATGCAATTTAGTTTTGAGCTTATAGGCGGCTATGACCGCGTAGGCACATTAACCACCCAATACGGCTGCGGCGAAAAAGCCGTGCAGTGGGATGACTGGTGGAGATATTTAACACCTTTGGAATGCGAACGGCTGCAGGGTTTTCCGGATAGGTGGACAGATGGAGTTTCAGCCGGCAATAGATATTTTGCCTTGGGTAATGCCGTGAATTGTCATGTCAGTAACTACCTGTTTAAACACTATCTTAAAGGGTTGTGGTGGTAGCGTGAAACTTGAAAAGAGTTGAAAATTTTTAGCCTATGAGCAGAACATTGAAACTCAATGAATATTACTTATTTGTGCGGTGGATTGCCACTCCCGAACCCTTACGTGAACCTGAAACGCAAGGGAAATTTCAACTTTGGCATAATGTCAGCCATCAGACTCTTGCCAATTGGAAAAACGACCAAAACTTCTGGGAAGACGTGGACAGGGAGTTAAACAAATGGGGACGGGAGAGAACCCCAAATGTAATTCTGGGATTGTACGCCAGGGCTAGCCGTAAAGGCGACCCGGAAGCCGCTAAACTCTGGTTGAAATATATCAATAAGTGGGTGGAAAAAACCGAACAGAAATCTGTTATTGAAGCCGGACAAACCTTGGCCGATATCATTAAACAGGATTTGGAAAATGCAAAAACAAAAAGAGTCATTGGAAAAGATATCGGACTTGATCCAGAATGACCTGGATTATTTCTTTGTTGATATTTTAGGTGTTGAATTATGGAAGATTGAAAAAGAGATTATAGGGTCTATTCGTGATAATCGTAAAACTGCCGTTAGAAGCTGCCATTCTTCCGGCAAGACTTTTACCTTATCCCGTGCCGCACTATGGTTCCTATATGCCTTTCCCCCGGCTGTGGTAATTGACACTGCGCCTACAGACCGGCAAGTGCGTAACCAGTTTTGGAGAGAATTTCGCTTGGCTCATCAAAAGGCTCATATGCCTTTAGGCGGAGAGTTACTTAAAACCCAATTTAACCTTGCGGAAGACTGGTATGCATTCGGATTCTCAACAAGAGAGACCACCGGCGATACTGTAGCAGATAAATTTCAAGGATTCCACGGTAAGAATATTTTAATAATTGTCGACGAAGCAAGCGGCGTCAGCGAATCAATATTTGAAGCGATAGACGGCAGCATGTCCTCTGGGCTTACAGTTCGTTTGGTATATATAGGAAACCCTACCAGACGAGACGGATCATTTGCCAATGCATTCAGTGATCCAAGTTTCAAGCATATTCACATTAGTGCTTTTGATACGCCGAACTTTTTCCAAAATGGAATTTTGTCAGTAGATGATTTGATTGAAGAAAAAGTTAAACAGGCAAAAATTATTATGCCTGGACTTGCGTCCCCCGACTGGGCGCTAGACATGAAGCGCAAATATACCGTTGATAGTGATGTGTTTCGTGTTAGAGTTTTGGGGAACTTCCCGACTAAGTCTAGTGATACATTAATCGGAATTGATTTAGTAGAGCTGGCCTCTAACCGGCAGCTACCAGAACTAAAGACTGATGAAGAAAAAGAAGAATGGGCGGCTGTTCCAGAAATCATTGGCGTTGACGTTGCCAGGTATGGTGATGACAACACAGTTATTGTTTATCGCAAAGGTAATTACGCAAAAGTACTAGATAAGATGCAAGGACAAAATACCATGGCCACTGCCGGAATGGTTAGAAGACTCTTGCTTGAATACCCGAAGGCTAGAGCGCAAATAGATATTATTGGCATTGGATCGGGTGTATACGACCGCTTAGCTGAACAATCTGACATTGCTCATAGAGTGGCTGGGGTAAATGTAGCTCAGGCGGCAGACGATAAAGAATTATATAAAAATATTAGGGCTGAAGGTTGGGACATGGCTAAGGACTGGCTTAAGACTGCCGTGCTGGAACCGGATGAAGATTGGTATCAACTAACCAAACCTAAATATAAAATTATTTCTAGCGGGCAGATGCAACTTGAGAGCAAAGATGATTTAAAAAAAAGAAAAATTAATTCACCCGATGTCGCGGATGCTCTTGTGCTGACTTTAGTTCAGCCGACGGAATCTGGCGACCTTGATGTCGTGATGCTGGGATAACCATATGCAACAAAATCAAATTTCAATTGAGTGGCAGCAGCTTATGGTCGCGGCCAAAAGACTCAATTATGGCAAAATGACAATAACCTTTGTAAATGGTAAACCCAGCAGTTCTAAAGTCCCTATTGAAAAGGATTTTAAATTTGGCACGGCCAGCAATAACGATTTTGAAGATTCCCTTGATGTAATCCCTTTAGGTTGATTTATCCCCAAATCGTTCAGTTGACCTAAAAGTATAAAAATTTTAAAGTAAAAATATAATTCCTTAAAAATCATATAAGATTAGTCTGATTTGTTCTCAATAGGACTACCAAACGCATTCCCCCGATGCGTTGGTAGTCCTTTTTTATTTACCCGCATGAATTTTATCGATAAAGTCTTGGGTCGAGTCGGTTTGCTTCGCAAAGGCGCGGCAAACATGCCGCTAGTGCAGGGAATGGGCAACGGCAGCGACCCATTTGCCATTTTTCGTGGCAACCAGACTTACGATGCAGGACAAGCATTGGACGAATATCACGGCTGGGTATATGCATGCACTCGTGCTATTGCCGAAGAATTGGCCAAAACCCAATTCAAGCTGATGCAGGTTGCGAGCGATGACAGCGAAGAAGAAGTCAGACAGCACGAGATGCTTGATTTGCTGGCCAAGCCTTCACCGTTCATGACCGGCTGGGAATTACTGCACATGCTTGCTTCCCATCTTGAGGCTTGCGGAAATGCTTATTGGTATTTGTCAGGCGTGAAAAATGAGAACGACATTCCGGACATGATAGTTCCGTTGGTGCCGCGCTACATGAAAATGCTCAAGGCCCCCCTGCCGACTTTTTGCACCGGCTATGAATACAAAATTGACGGCAAGACCACAACTTACAAACCTTATGAGATTGTCCATTTTAGATATCCCAACCCCAATGACCCTTACGAAGGCATGGGCACAGTCCAAGCAATAATGAGCTGGATCGTGTCAGAAGATTTTCAGACGAGATATAACTTAAAGTTCTTTAAAAATGGTGCGCGTATTGGAGGCTTCCTAGAATCCGATTCCGCCAAAACGCCGGAGCAGCTGGATTATTTGAAAAAGTCCTTTGAAGGAATTTATGCCGGCATTGAAAATGCCCACAAGGTTGCGGCGCTGCCTAAAGGCACAAAATATACTCCGTCCTCTGAATCTCAAAAAGATATGGAGTTTGTGGAAGGCCAACAGTTAAACCGCGACAAGATCCTGGCAGGATTTAAAGTTCCAAAACCGGCAATCGGAATTACCGATGACGTCAATCGGGCCAATGCCGAAGCAACCGATTATATTTTTGCTTCTCGCACTATTCTGCCAAAGCTGGAAATGATTTGCGCATTCTTAAATGCTTACCTCACTCCGCGCTTTGGTGAAGATATTTATTTGACTTACGTTGACCCGACTCCTGAAAACCGCGAATTGTTGGTTTCTGAAATGCAAGCCTCGGTCGGACAATCTGGCATTCTATCCCCCGATGAGGCGCGCGAGAAGTATTTTGGCCTCGGTCCCGTAGAAAACGGCGACCAGGTAAGAGCGCCCATTAATTCACAGCCGATTGGAGCGCCAGCGCCAAAGCCGCAGAAAGCGCAAGCTCCGAAAGCAAAAACCATAACCAGAAGCGGCCGGTTTAACAAGAAAAAGAAAATAGAAAAAGTCAGCTCTGAAATTGCCGACGCGGTCAAGGATATAGCCGAAGGCGTGGCTAAAGAATATAAACAGAGGATGATTGTTAAAGCCAAAGCCGTGGCTGAAATGAGCGATGAACAACGAGCAGTGGCAAAACAAAATGTTGAAGCTCTAAAAGCTCCTTATGAAAAATTACTGGCTTCTACACTCCATAAATTTAATGCCAAACAGAAAGCAGAAGTATTAAAAAATATAAGTGAAAAATTTAAAGCTGGAATTAATAACGATGACTTGTTTGATCAAGCACAGAATATTAAAACCTTAACAAAAAATACCAATCCGATTTTCACAGATTTATTCCGTGCTATTGGACTTGCCGCAGCAGAACAGATTGGCTTTGGCGGATTTGATTCAAATACTCAAAGAATCAGGGACGCGATTGAGCAGGCGGTAAATTTAATGGCCGACAGTTACACCGGCACCACGCTTGATCTTTTAAAAGAAAAGTTAAACGACGCATTGGATGCAGGAGCGGGGCTGGATGAACTTAAAAGCACCATTTCAGATGTTTACGCATTTCAGGATGAAGTCAGCGCAGCGCGGGTTGCCAGAACCGAAAGCTTCAGAGTTTCTAATATGGCGGCAAAAGAAGCATGGAGTCAAAGCGGCGTGGTTAAAACCCTTAAATGGGTAGTCGCTGGCGCCAATCCCTGTCCTTATTGCGAAGAGCTTAACGGCAAAACAGTTGGAGTAGATGATAACTTTTTTGACCAAGGCGATACGGTTTCGGCCGGCGATGCGAGCATGACTTTGGACTACAGCGACGTCGGCGCTCCGCCACTTCATCCCAACTGCGAGTGCGATATCGTTCCCGATGAAATTTCAATCGATTAATTTTTAACCCTTTCGTTTATGAACGAACAAACCAAAAAAATCAGCGAGGATATTCAAAAGCAATTTACCGATTTTCTGCAAAGCAAAGAAGTGCAGGACATGATCGTGTCCATTAAATCGGAAAAAGATGCCGGCGACAAATATGGCCGGTTCAAAATGGCTATTTCCACCGAGGACGTGGACAGGCAAGGCGAAGTTATAAAACAGGACGGGATTGACTCAAGCCTGTATATGCAAAATCCGGTTGTGCTGTGGGCGCATGATTATTCTTCCGCTCCGATCGGTATGGCTGAAAAAGTCTATATGGAGGGAAATAAAACTATAGCTGAAGGCATATTTGCCCCAACAGAAAAGGCACAGGAAATCCGACAGCTCTACGATTTAAAAATTCAGCGCGCATCATCTGTCGGAATTATTCCACTGGAGATGGAAGGCAACACCATAACCAAATCTCAGCTGCTGGAGTTCTCTTTTGTGCCGGTGCCGGCTAATCCTTACGCTTTATCTTTGATGAAATCGGCAAATCTTGAACCAGAGTCTTTGATGCAAAAGGGTTTGGTTTATAAAGAGCAGGCAGAGATGGGAGAGCCTTTGGAAGAAGAAGATGAAAATGAAGAGGAAGACCCCGATAAAGAAAAATCCATTTTACAAAAAGAAGGCAGAACGCTATCGGACAAAAACCGGAAGATTATTGAACAAACCGTTTCTGATTTACAAAACACAATCGCTGTCTTAAATGAGCTGCTTGCAGCTGCATCTTCGGGTGGCGAGGGCGAGGAAGACCCTGAGGACGGGGGTAGCCCAAAAAAAAGGTCGAGTGGCGCTGGGTCAGTGCAAAAGGATTTTGAACAATTCCTTTTAATGCACGAGGTCTTGCGGACAGTAAACATTAAAACAAGTGAAGCATTGGAAAAATTCAATGCTTTGAAAAGGAAAAAATAGTTTATGGAAAAAGAACTATTGGAACAATTCGGCGAGAAGGTCAAAAACGTAGTTGACAATGTCATGGAAGAAAAACTCAAAGTGGCAGTCGGACCTATGGTGGCATCCGAAGTTCGCAGCTTGGTTGAGACCATGCGCGTTGAACGTGCCTTGTTCGGCAAAGACCGCTCCGGCCTAAATGCCGATCAGAAGCAGGCTTTTGTCGAGATGGCCAAAGCTGCGGCTTTTGGCAAAACCAAAGCCAATGCGACTTTGATCGAAGAGCAGGACAGCAGAGGCGGATTCTTGGTGCCTAAAGAAATTGCCGACGCTATTTTGCGCATTGCTGCCACCGTTGGAGTAGTCCTTAATCAGGCTACCAAATGGCCAATGAGCAGTGATGAATTAGGTATCCCTAATTACACCGGCTCGTTCTTAGAAGGCGGTTATCTTGGCATCGACGCTCCCGGCCCCATTACCTCCATGGGTTTTGGCCAGGTTGCCTTGATCCTCAAAAAATGGCAATTAGCGTTTGCCCTGGGCAATGACCTGCTCGCAGACGCCGTGGTTGACCTTGGCGATTGGTTGTTGAGCTTGGCTGCTGAAGCCTTGGCCAACAAAATCGACAAAGTTGGTTTTATCGGCAACAGCGATCCGTTCATCGGGGTTTTAAACAATCCTAATGTCACGGCCTATCCGTTATCTTCCGGCAACACCACGTTCGACAAGTTCTTGGTGATGGAAGATGCGGCCAACATGATTGCTCAAGTTGAGGAATCTGTTTTGGACGGCGCGGCATTCTATATGCACCGCACCGTGTGGGCTAAGCTCCGCACCCAGAAAGACGGCAATGGCAATTATATCTTGCCTTTTGCCGGCTTGGCCACTCCGGCCACCGTGGAATACACGCCCGGTAATGGCGGACCAAAGCCGGCCGGTTCAATCTCCGGCTACCCGGTTTATACCGTTAGGCATTTACCGGCATGGGCGGCCAGCGGTACGACTTCCACCAACTTCCTCGTGTTCGGCAACTTCAAAGCTGCTGCTTACGGAGATCGCGGCGACATGACCTTGGAACGCTTCCAGTCTGGAACGTTTGACGGCAAGGAAATCGCTTTGGCCGACCAAGTCGGCTTGGTGTTCAAGCACCGCCACGCTTTTGCCTTAGGCCTTCCGGCTGCATTCGTAGTCGCAAAGACTTCGGCTTCCTAGTGTTAATTAATCGGACTGCCGTGTTCCTCGCGGCAGTCCTTGCAAGGAGAATATAAAAATGTCAGGCGAATTAACAAAATTATATAAGGTTATTCAGCCCGTGGTGTTTAGCGTTCGCAGAGAAATCGGCGAACTTTTACAGCTCACCGCTGAAGAGGCCGAGCATCTTGCCGCGTTTATCGTTCCGGCCGATCAGACTGAAACCAATGCGAGCACGGATGAAAATTCGGAACAGCAGAGTTCCGAGCAAAACCAAAACCAAGATCAAAACACAGACCAAAATCAAACACAGTCTGATCAGAGTCAAACTGATCAGACTCAAAACCAAAACAGCCAGCCTTCCAATACTGAGGGCGGCCAGACTGGGGATCAGTCGCAACAGCAAACCGCTTAAGACCCCAAGCGTGCTTGCGGTAAGTCGGCCGCAAGAATAATTAACCAAGAAAAAATTATGGACAATGTTTATGACAATATCGCGTTCAACGATAGCGCCGTCCCTCAAAGTTTTTCTGGCAGTTCTGCTGTCGATGGCAGCTCTGTTGATACCCAGGGTTTTAACAGCGCGGTGATTAAGGCTTCGGGGGCTGCTGCTTCCGGCAGCCCATCGGCTGCAACCTTGGCGGTAAAATTGCAGGAAAGCTCGGACAACAGCACTTGGAGCGATGCGCTGGATACCACTGGCACAGTCATTGGATTTACCTTGACCGTCACTTCAGCTGCTGCCAGCAATCTGGCTCGCATTGAAGCCTTGGGCACGACCCGCAAGCGCTACCTGCGCGCGGTAATAACTCCTGCCTTTACCGGCGGAACTTCCCCCGCAGCTTTGGGCCTTGCCGAGATTGTGCTGGGCAATGCTTTCAGCTTGCCGGCCAACACGACTCCGAGCAACACCTAACATTTGAGGTTCGGCTTCCTCGCTTCTGCATTCAGAGGCGAGCAGCGGGAGCTTAAAACTATGCCACAAGAATCAGTATATCCATATGCGCTTACAACTTTGCAGCGGGTTAAAGACCGGATGGGAATTACAGTTACCGATTCGGACGCAGTCTTGACCAGGCTGATCAACGCTATGACCGATTTCATTGAACGGCAATGCGGCGGGAGAAGGTTTATGCAGACCACTTACGCAAATGAGATGTATTCGGTTTACGCTCCGGTCGCAGAATACATAACGCTTAAGCAGGCGCCGGTCACTCAAATCACAAGCTTCCAATACAGCGTGTCGCAGCCACCAACTTCAAGCAAAGTGTGGAACGATTTTCTTGCCACCAACTGGGAACTATTGGAAGACGGCAAGTCGGGACTTATAAGAGTTTACAGAAGTTTGTTTAAAGGCATTAACGTTGTGCGCTGCTCCTATACCGCAGGCTACCTAATCGATTGGCCGAATGCCGGTGACGCTTCCACACACACCTTGCCGGCCGACATTACCGATCTTTGTGAACGCTTCGTTGTAAAGCTGTATAAAAAAAGAAACTCCGAAGGCAAAGACCGCGAAGGCCTGCAGCAGTCGATGATTATCTGGTCGCAGCAGTTAATTGCGGACGACGATCAGGAAACTTTGGACAATTACACCCGCATCCCGATTTTTGTTTAAACCTTATGCCGAGCATTGAACTGACAATTGAAAACCAGACCCAAATAGTCGCGGCATTAAGATCCTATCCGCAAATCAGCGCTCCGATATTCGCAGATGCCATCAATGCGGCACTGGCAATACTGAAGCAAAACGCCACTGATGATAATTTTCAGTTTAAAACTCCGAGGTCGCAAAGAACCGGACAGTTGGCAGAGAGCTTTAACCGCGGCATTAACCTCGCTACGCCCGACAATTTAAAAGGCAGTATCGGACCAACAGTAAGTTACGCGGACTTCGTTTACAGCGGAACGCAGCCCCACATCATTCAGGCGGTAAATAAAAAAGTTTTGGCCAATACTGAAACCGGACAGATATTCGGCAAAATTGTTCACTCCCCCGGAAGCGCAGCCAATCCCTTTTTGGACAGAATTCTGGCAGCCAGCGAAAACCAAGCGCAGCAAATATTCCAGGACGCGGTTAATAAGGTGATTAGCAATATAGCCTCTAACTTCCAAGCATGAAAGAATCAAACATTAAAAATTATATATTCTCACAGCTTCAGACTTTGGTGCCGGCCACCTTGGGCACCGTGGCGAGCAATGATTTTAAAACCGATTATTTTAGTTCAGAATCAAACATTAATACTTTTCCGTTGGCCGTGCTCTCGCCGGCGGAAATTCAGTCGGAAGTCATCGACAGCAACAATAATCGCAGAACTTATACTTTTGAAATTCTAGTTGTGCAGAAAGGCGAAAATCTGCAAAGCTCCACGGACTTGGAAAGTATCAGGGAGACGATCATGAATTTGTTTGACGAAGACCTAACGTTTGGAGGCAATGCCGATGGCGGGATACTGCCTTCAAGCACGACCATAGGTTCGTTCAGGCACGCGGACTTGAGCTGGGTCGGATTCGCCATCACTTTAAAACCTAAAGCATTAATCCCATTAAGCTAAAAACTTATGATAGAAAACTCAAAAAACAAAATGATCAGCCAGGCTCCGGAAATCAAAGCCGAATCGGCAGTGCGCGAATATCATTTCGGCGGCAGCGGCAAGTTTGTTCCCATGACCGTGCTGGCTTCCAGCATTGAGGAAGCTAACGAAATTTGGGAAAAGGAACGAAAAACTTTTAACCAATTAAATGAAAGGACAAATCTATGAAAGGCATAGGCAGGCTATTCGGCGTAGGCATAGCCAAAGAAACCAGCAGAGGCACGGCAGCTTCCAGCGCCGGCTTTTGGATTCCTTTTTCCGAAGGGGCGTCCGAGGAAAAAGACGAACGCGTGGTCAACGACCAGACTGTGGGCGTGATTGAGGATTCGGTCGGGCAAAGCATAACCAAACAATGGGCGGAAGTGACTATTAAAGCGCCGATCGGCGATGCTCATTTTCCTTTGCTTCTTTATTCATTTTTGGGCGCCATGAGCAACGCGACCCACAGCGGCGAATCGGCCGTTTACGACCACACAATTACCGTAGCCGAAAGCAACCAGCACCAGAGCTTGACCACCTTCCTGCATGATCCGCTTTCCGGCGTGGATTATAAATACGCCAATGCGGTGGCCAACCAGCTGGAAATCGATTACATGCTCGGCCAGTTTTTGTCGTATAACGCCACCTTAAAAGCAAAGAAAGGCGCCAGCGCGTCTTCATTCTCTCCCAGCTATACCACGGAAAACAGATTTTTGCCGCCCATGCTGACTTTCAAGCTCGCGTCCAACTTGGCGGGGCTGAATGCGGCCAGCGCCACGCAAATAAAATCATTGAAACTAAAAATCGCCAAAAATCTTGAAGACGACGAAGTCTTAGGCAGCCTGTCACCCAATGATTTTCTAAACAAGCAGTTTGC